TATAAAACCAATTTAGTCTTCTTATCTAATAAATAGTCTTGAATTAATAAAATCTTCTTAACATTCAATTCTGTCTCTAATGCTTGAATTAAATAATTAAACAATTTACTCTTATTTAAATCATCATAATTTTCTAATATTATTATCCGTCTATAAATATCAGTTAAAATATATTTATTCTTATTTATTTCATCCCATTTGTTATTTATAAATTTATGTGTTAAATCAAAAAATGGAACTTTTTCTCTTGTTTTTTTATCAATTCCACCATATAGTAATTGAAAACTTTTTTGTTTTGACTCTTTATATGAACATTCATACCATTTAGCTAAATGTTTGTGAACTGAATTTTCATCAAATGTATGGTATCCAACTAAATATGCAATTATTCTTAAATGATATGCATCATAATCATACTCTACAAGATAATCATTTTCAGCCACTATAGCTTTTCTCTTTTCAGGTGGTAGAGCTGCAAAGTTAACTGAACCGAATGAATTACTTGGACGACCTGTTGTTGTCCATAGATTGTAATTACTATACAACTTACCATTCGATATATGTTTCTTTACCCTCATATCAAATATATCACATACATCATCTGATACTTTTACACCATTTTGTTCAATAGCCCAAAAGGCTTCTGTGAAATCATTCATATAATAATCAAGAGGATGTCCAGCCTCATAAGGTATATTGATTTTATCAAAAACCTCACTACAATACTCATTATGTTTCGATAATGGTACTATTTCGTTAAGTTTTTTAACATTGTAGAACTTATTACTCAGGAAATCTATAGCATTATTACGAATATTGTTCTCAAATGGTTTACCTGTATTTAACCAATGTAAGTAGTTCATATCCACAACAGTGTCGAATTTATAAAAATGATTTAGTATTTTTTTATCAGGTGTTAAAATTGTATAATCATTTAACCACTTGTAATCTTCCATCATTTTATCTGAATCAGGATGTTGTTCAATGATAAACATTGGTTCTTTTTTAGATATTTCTTTACACCATAGTGCTGATAATCCATTATCTTTATGTAATGGATGTAAGTTTGGGTCTTTGAATATAGGTATAACACAATACATCGTATCTTAATATATAACCTTTTTATGAGAAAAACAAGCTTTTTTTTAATCTACTATTATTTTACTTATCTGTCGATGATTTTGTAGAACAGTTAAAAATGTTTCATCAACAGTAACTTTAGTAATATCATTATCCAAATCTGTAAAAGTCATACTATCATCATCAACAGCCATTATCATCCAATAATCACCATTAACAATCATATAATATCGTTCTTCCTTTTTCATTTCTATAAAATTATTTTCTAAAGCTTTAGGATAATCAACACCATTTTTATCTAATACAGCTGTTGTATCTTCATCTATCGCATTTAATGCATCTGCAGAAATGTATCCAGCATATGTAACTTTCTTTTTATCAGATCTATGTACCTCTCGATTTCCACCCGATGATGTATTACCTTGATGTCCTCTTTGACCGTATTCGTATGATGTTACCTTAGTGGTTGTTTTAACTTTAGCTATGTAAGGAAACTGTAACGAATAATTATTATTACCATTCCAAGTAAATTCTAATATTATATTTATAAAATTTAAATTTGTTGGTAAATCAACAATTCGTACCATTTCTATATAAGGATATAAATTTTTGGTTTGAAGTTGATACCTATTACTGTGGGGCCCAACAGGATGATTCCAATAATCTTGAAGTTTGAATTTCTGAATAGCTTTAGGTGATAGTAAAGTTTTAGACATATCAAGCTTATCATAAGTAGTTTCTTTTATTTCAGGTCTTGGTCTAAATTGAGTTTCTAAAGTTGTATACCATCCAGCACTACTTACATTATGAGAAACTTTCATAGTTTGAAGATATACATTTCTTTTATACATAGATGGTAAATAATTAACTCTAAAAGTATCACCTGGAACAACAGAAGCTATACCATAAATGGTTAAAGTTAATTTAAATGGTAAAAGAGTAGGTGTGTCTATTGTTATATCATTTTTTTGTCTCATACTATAATATTCAATAAATTTACCAACCACTTTATATCCTAAAGCAGTAAGTCTATCATTGTTAAGTTCAAGTAATCTATCTTGTTCTTCTTGTATTTCATTTTTTGTACTTTGAGGTAAATCATCAGGATTGTCTATAGCTTTACTTCCACCACTGGGTTCTGCATCTTTTCCAGATTCCTCATTTCCATCTATACCTTCCTCCACAACACCTATCCCCGCAGTTGTATTAATATTGTAAACATCATTGGATAATAAATTAGCTGCATTTTCATAAACATCCGTCAAACTACTTTGTTTACTAGCTTTAGATGCAATCTGGTCGGCTCTATATCCACCTAAATCAGGTTCATAAAGTATTGATAAATTTTCAGTAGGATTATTTTCAGAACTATCTAAAGAATTTATACTTACAGCTTCATCTATAGCTTTATCTAATGGAAATATACTATTTTCATGACTCATAGCTTGAATAGCATACATATTACCAATGTTACCAGATGGTAAATTAAAAGATAAATCATAGTTTGTTACAATTGAGCCTTTTGACATTATATCAAAAGTAAACAAATTTTCAAAAACTATATTTTTATTATCCGAATCCAACCCACTTTTATTTATCTCTTGTTGAGAATCAAGAAAATTCATATCTGCTATAGTAAGTTCAGATGAAAGCTTTCCACCTATAATTTGTAAATCAAAAACTCCATCAGACGCTTCGGATATGGTATTTAATATAGAATTTAATACTTTTCTAACATTATTATTTTCTTTAAAAGCTGTAATAATTATATCTGTATTTATGAATAGTTCTCTAAGTGGGATTCTTTCATTGTCAATATCATATTTTGTATAATTATCCTCATCACTTGGATAAAAAGAATATGGAAGTTTTTTGCTCTGATGATTATAAGAACCTCCTTCATCTTTGGGGTCACTATTTCCCCACCAATCCGGAACTAAAAAATCAGGTGATGCTTCCGTAACAAAACTCAAAGTTTTTTGTTTTTCTTTAAAAACTTTATGATATTTTGTAAATGAATTTGTAGAATCTATTCTAACAGTAAAGTCATTACTTTTAAGTATGTCTTCTCGACTTTTACCAAAACCAAATTGTGAGTTTATCAGTAAATCTTCGAATAATCCAAATGAAATATAAACATCATCCACATCTATACTATTTATAAATATACCAGTTCTAACTGAATTACCCTTTGGTAACAAAAGTTGTGCACTTAAATTTTTCTGTGCTAAAGCAAATAAATTCTGATTAAATCTATCAAAATCAGTTGTTGATGAATTAGCATTAGGCATGGTAAAAAATTGCTTTGTTTCTTTAGTTTCATCACTTGAGTTTTCTAAAGTTTGACCAACTGCTAAATATATGACTCCATAATTTAATATATGTTGAATACTTCTTGTTGTATCTTCATTTGTTTCAAAACCTAATAAAGCACTATTTGATGAAGTTAATGTAACTGAACATTCCACACTACCATTTGGTAATATTTTTGCATCATAATCAGTAACGATACCTTGTATAACTTCTAAATCACCATGACTCTCTGTAACTTTTCCTAATGTTTCTTCCACACTTTCTTCTGTTTCTTCTTTTTCAGGTTCACCATATAAAAAGTCACTAATGTTATCACTATTAACCAAATCTTCGGGACGATATAAGTCTTTTATGGAACTCCAACCAAAATCAACGAAGATTGTTGCACCAGGTTTTAAAAAATATTTATTGTAAATTTTATCAAAATCTGCAAAATTATGAACTGTAAAAGTAACGGTTGTTTTTTTAATAGCACCCATCATACCCTCTGTATTTGATGAGACGGATGTAATTCCTGCTTGAGGTTTAAGATATGGATTAGACTCTAATTGTGCGGGTAACAATTCCTCTATTAAAGGTGTTATTTCTGATGATTGTCCAAAGGTATCTAATGATTGATTTACATCGGACTCTCCATAATTTGTTTGATATGAATAATCCCCAACAACATATATCTGTCTAGCATAATCAAATTGATCTCTACCCTTTGATTTGATGTAATATTTTTTGTCTTCTGGAGAATAAATAATTTGACTGTTTGGATATTCTTCTGCTTTGCTTTCAACTTTATCAATAATGTTTTGATTTAAAGCATCAGTGGCTTCATCAAACTCTACTTCATCTAATGTTGCACTTATTACCGCTGGATCTATAATTTTTACTGATGTCCACATTCTAACAAAAGGAGTTCTTGAACCCAATTCATTTACAATTTTATTTTCTTCTGTAAATTCCCCCACAATGGATTCACCTGGTTGTGGATTGGCAGCTATTCTCTGCCTCTCTTCGAGTTTCTCTCTCACTTTTCCATTAAGTGGAGTTCCAAATAATCTTTTATTGATTGCCATTTTTTAAAACCCTTTAGCGTCTTCTATTGTCGCTGGTATTCGTAATGATGTTCCCGCTGGAATATTCATTGTTTTTAAATTATTTACTCTAGCAACAAACCACCAAAGTTTCGAATCACCATAAAATCTGTAAGCTAATGTATCACACCTATCACCCGTTGTTGCAATAAAATACATATCAGAATTTTTCTCAGGAACATTAGAATAAATTGTAGTTGTATAACTATTTTTTTTATTTTTTGTTTTCTTTTTAGTATTTTCGTATCTTGACATTAATTAGCTCCCACAAATCCATAAAATTTTGTATCCATATTTGGTACTTTTCCATGAATAACTTGATACCCAATTGCCGCAGTTATATGTCTTGGAACTCTCTTACCTTTTTCTGTTTCCCAAGTTGATGATTGTTCAACTGAATACGATAGGTTTTTTATATATCCCATCATTTCATTAGTGGATGAACCAAACATTTCACCCAATCTAAATTTAGTCAATGGTGGTTTCATTCTGTTTTTACCATACTCATCACCCACATATTCAGGATAACATAGTGATGTTAACCTATTCATTTTTTTATATATAGAGTTTAACTCATCAGGTGTTTGTGCGATTAACTTTATACTGAAATTAATTTCTCTTTCCGACCTTTCATATGTGTAAACAGGTTCACTTCTTCCAATGTAATTCGTTGAAGTATAAGATGGTGCTACATTTTCATTTATACCTTCCAAATAAGCTCTAAAAACTATGAAAGTACCATCTCTCATATCCTTAAAGTAAAACGGCATACCATTTTCTGTATCTTCAACAATAGCTGTATTATCACCAAAAAGTTCTTCAAGTGAAGTATTATTATCTTCTACTTGAAACAAATCTAAATTTGTTTGTTTATCACCTGATTTTTTAGCCGGATTTCTTGTTTTAACCCCAGCTGCAATTGGAAATCTTGATGATTTATCAATTATCTGTTCTGCCTCATTCATAAAAGTATTATGAATATTACTACCACCACCAAATAAATTTAAAGGATCTAATATATTAGTATCAGGATAACTTTTAGAGTCTGCTAAAAAATCAGTTACACCTATTAAACTAGCTATAGAATCACCACCAATGTCTCTTCTAATTTTTAAATTACTTTCAACTAATCCCTGACCAGCTAGTCTTAAACCAGCTGCCTTTACAGTGGATACTGGATTGTAAAGTGTATTATATCTTTGTGGAGAAATAACAATTTGCTGTTCCCCTCCAAGATTAGCCGGTGATGTAACCGTTGTGTTTAAGCCTAAAATGTTTTGTTTAACTGCAAAAGCGAGTCCAGCTGGTGATGTTAAATATTTTGCTAATCTTACAGCATCCGTAATAGAACGAGCTATTGGTAAATCCCTACTACCAAAATTATTTAGTCTTCCATTTATTCCACCATCATTTTTTGTTGGTATTTTACTAACAATATATGGTTCTTTTCCTGTATCTTGTAAAAATTGTTGGAAATCATTATCATTTCCAAGTTCACCAAGAAATTTACCAATCGCACCTATTGCAGAACTTCTAACAGTTGGTATACCAAATCTACCATCTTGTTGATTTCTTATATTTAAATTATCTCTATTTACATTACTACTATAAGATATACCTACACCATCCTTTGGTGAGTGATCTGCATTATATAATCTTTCCCAACTTGTTTCTTTTAAACCAATTTCACCAGTATAAATATTTTGTTGTATCTTACTTAAAGGAGAAAAAACTTCACCCTCAATACCAGCTGAAGAATAATCAGTTGGTATTTTAGCTGGTTCAAATGGTTTAGCATCAATAACATTATTAAGAAAACTTTGTAATTGAAATGGATGTGTTCCATTTGCATTACTTATATCGTTAACAAATGAATTTACAGAACTGAGAATTGGTGGGCTTCCTGTAGTATAAATTTGACCTCTTATAAGTGTATCTAATATAGGAGTATCTATATTTTTTGCTATCTGTGAATCTTCTACACCTTTAACATTTCGTGATTTATAATCTCTAATTTTATCGTTAAGACTATCTTGAAATACACTTTTTAAGTTTTCTAAACCCAATTTATTTCTCCGTTAAACACTATCTAATATACCTGATTTTACTTCTGCACCTATATTACCAGCAACCGAACCACCAATACCAAAATAAGACTTATTATCAGTTCTCATCGCTTTCATCTCTTCTCTCATCGCTCTAACTTCTCTTTCTAATCCACCCATATCTACATTTGCATTTGAACCACCACCAGTTGGATTTAATTTTTCTGGAGTTGTCGTGCCAAACACTGTATCATTCCCATCAGTTTCTAACAGTTCCCCCTTTGGAGTTAAAATAAGATGTGAACCATCACTTGAAAAATCTTCTACATCCATCACATCACTACTACCAAAACTATAACCAGCACCAGCACCAACTGCTGCACCAATCAAAGCTCCAACAGGACCACCAATCATAAATCCAATAGCTGCACCTGCTAAACCACCCAATACCGCTAAAACCTTATCCATATTTTGAACAATACTAATCATTGTACCACCTAATGATTTAGCTCCCTCAATCAATGTTTCAAATCCACCTGAATTTAACCACTCTTCTATGTTCCCAACAATTTTTTCAATTTCAGGACCAACTTCTTCTATAAATACAACTCCTAAAGATTTTATTTTATTTATCATAGATGTTAATGCGGACATACCATCTTCACCAAGTAAGTCTGTAAATGTTTTTGACTCTTCTACATTTTTACCTTGTGCAGATGCAAGTTTTTCCATTTCCGTAACACTTACTCCAAGAGATTTAGCTAAAGAGTCTCTTTCTAAAGCATTCAATTTATTAAATTCAGCTTCACCACCAACTTGTTCTAATATGTTATCCATCATACCTGATAAATCACCTGTTAAAGCTAACTCTCTTGCTTTTTGAAAATTAAGTTGTTTACCTATCATAATAGATGCTTCAATTTCAGCATTTAATGAATCTTGGAAATTTAATAAACTACCAGCTATATTCTCAACAGTTTTTAAATTTAATCCCATTTTTTTAGCTTGGACAGCTGCTTTAGCTATACTATCAAGATTATCAGCACCAAATTTAGCAATGGTTTCAGCACTATCGGCCATATCTCTCATTACACTTGCAGGATTTACATTGTTAGCAGCTGCTAATTGATAAGTACTTTCAGCTAAATGTTCAGCCTGAGAAGCAGTTAGATTACCAACAGACATCAATGTTCCAAATAACTTAGCACCTTCTGATTCCGCTAATCCCATAGCTTTTGAAGAATCTAAAACTTTACCTGCTATTGCTGAAGCTTCAGAAGCCCCTATTCCAAAGTTATCTGATAATTCTGTAGTTACACCTAATAATTCTTTAATTCCAAAACCGAGTGCTGCAGCTTCCGCCCTCTGACTTCTTAAATTTTTTGTTACCTCATTTGAACCTGTTCCCATAACACCAAATGATTCACCCATCGCATCAGTTACCGCAGAAAAAGCTTTAGCTATTTTAAACATTGCTGTAAATAATAGAACAATAGCTCCTACTGATATTAGTGCGATACCTAAAGAAGCAGCCATTCCAGCAGATGCTTTTCCACCCACTTTAAATACATCTGAAAATTTCTTGTTTCCAGCTGCAAATTCTCCAAAATTTTTCTTTACTTTCTTTCTAGCTTCTTCACCAAAACCTATTTTTGCAAGAAAAAATTCTCCACCTGGTAACTTTTGGACTTTACCAATCATCGAGTCAAATCCTTTTCCCATTAATTCAGCTTGTTCTTTCTGAGCTTCAGTTATGTCGTTCATAGCAGATTCTTTATCTCGTTCAACTTGAAGCATTTTTATATCTGTAATTAAACCTTTTTCTACTAAATTATTAAAACCTTTTTGGAATTTTCCTTTTTTGTCTCTAGCTCCAGCTAACTTTTCTTCCACTTCTTTTATTTTACTATTAAGCTTAATAGCTTTTTCACTGTGATCTATATCCTCATCTTTCAAATCACTTATTTGTTGTGTTAAATCAATTCTATTTTTAAGGATATTTGTTACTTTTCCCTCATCACTAAGTTGTTCTTTTAAAGTAACACCATAAGCTTTTGAAATATCGTTTCCTGATTCTAAAAGGTCGTTAATTTTTTTGGTAGCTTCGTACCTTACTTGTTCGAGTTTTATTTGTTCTCGTTGTTCTTTTAAAGATTGTCTTCTATTTTCTGCCACTTAATAAATCCTTTGCTGAATATGGTTTTATTTTTACTCTTTCCTTTGAACCTCTAGCTTTTAATTCATCATTTACAGCTGCTTGAAATTCAGAGACTGATTTATTTAACTTTTGAATACTTTTATTTACTTTTTTACTTTTCTTTAAAGCGGGATTTAAATAGAAAAATTGGTATAACTTATCCATTGTCCATGATAGAATACCCTCATTTAACACTCTCTTTCTATCCATATACGATTTTTTCTTGGCCATAATACTCTCCTAATTAGATGTATCTATTCATATATAAATATCAGATTTGTTAAAAATTATCTTTTAAATCTTGGATTGATTGCAGGTCTTGATATTTGTGACTTATTTTTTTGATTAGCTTTTTTAACTTCATCGTTTTCTTTTTTACGAGTTTTAACTAATTCATTATAGTAAAAATTTCTTAAATATACAGGCATAGCGTAAATACTACCAAATGTAAAACCACCTCCACCATAGTATATTATTTGAAATATTTGTTCGTGTATCTGTTTCCTGTTACTGGGACGAAGGCCAAAAAAATTCAGTGGTTAAAGGTACATCTACCTCAACCACATCACCTCCTATGTCTATACTTTGTTTCATCTCAATATCAGGAGAAATTTTTTGTAATTCGTGTCTTAAAAACAATGAATCTCTTGCTAACATATTTTGAACAAAACTATTAACTGTAGGTTGTGATTCATCACCATCTACAGATGTAATCACATATCTTAAACGAGTTGTTAATTCTGGTGAAACTTTTGTTCCTAATTTTTTAACACTAGCTAATTCTTTTTCAATTAGTTTTTCTTCTTTTCCTGTAAGGACTTTAAAAGTAACTTTTTTCTTTGATACTGGTAAGTTAATTTCAAAGTTATTTTCTGTTATACCTTTTGGTAATTTTTTAAATGGACACTCAGCTAAGTTAAATGTGTGAGTTATTGTATCACCTGTATTTGGGTCTTTAATATCACAAATATATTCAGGTCCATAAGCTAAAACTCTAGCAGCTACCATTACAGCGTTTTTATCACCTAAAATTAAATCATCTAAAATAATATCTTTATCAACAATTAATGAATTTAATAGAGTATCAACTGCTAACCCTTTTTTTATTAAATTAGCTGATGTAAGAATATCCTCTTCTTTAGCTGTCATATATTTTATTTCTATTTTACCATCCGATAAAGGAGAATCTTTTGGATACAACTTACCCTCACTTGGTAAATCAATTACTTCAGTTGGGAATTTTTGTTCTTCTGCCATTATAACCTCCGATTATTTTGATTCGGAAACAGACGCTTGTCTATAACCTGTAACTAATTTTTTTATTTCACCGATAGCTTTTCTTGCTCTACCACCAGCTGCTTTATTACCTTTATCTGAAAATATTGAATGATTTTCTTCAAATTGTTCAAATAGTCCTTTTATTTCATTGTATAATTTATCACTTGACATTTTTGT